CAAGCGGACGCTGTGGAACCTCAATCAGAGTTTGCCGCCCGAAGTCACTGGCTGGTCTGTTAGCTGGAGTCCATCCGCCTTCACGCTGTATCGGTTTAGGTGGCGGAGCCTCCCTAGGCAACTGTATCGGGGCGCGTGACGAACGAGCCCACCTGCTAGAACGGCGTGGCTGGCTGTCCGGGCTACGCTCGAACTTAGCATCCCCGGAAAGCCTGCTGAAGAACTTGTCCGCCTTGTTGTAGAACCGACTCCACGGGCTCTCGTCCTCGCCCCCGCTTACCCGCCCACCAGACGTCCGGTAGTAGCCCCTGTAGTCGCTACTCGTCTCATTCTCTGTCGCGTCGTATGGCTTAGGCTCTTCCTTCGGCTCAGACCAGCTATACCTGGACGGATCAGTCAACAATGGCCTTGGATTGCGTGGCCGACCCGACCCGCTGCCCTCTTCATCGGGTGGAAGTTCTGGTCCGCCAGACTTGCCCCACGGCGAATAGAGCAATGAGACAGGCTTACGCGGCAGGTTGTTCTTCCACATTGGCTGGGCTGCGGTAAACTTGCGCTCCCCGCTCTTGAGACCTTCCCATCTCTCTTCGACTGGTGATTCAGGTGGCTCTTCCTCGGGTGCAGGCTTGCTCCACGGGCGATACGGCAATGAGACAGGCGTACGTGCAGCGCCGCTGAATGGTGATTGCCGTGGCTGCGCCTCATTCCCCTCTGCAGTTGGAGGTTCAGGCAACCTAACAGGCTCTGGCCCCCAATTTGGTAGTTCTGGTCTTGGGGCCCATTCCGGAGCGCCTAATGGCGGCGCAGCCGGCTGTCTACCCCAATCAGCCTGTGGGATACCCATTCGCTCGGACCTGCCACCGCCTGGGTCGCCGAATAGTCTAGAGGGCCGCTGCTGTGGCTTAGGTTTGGCAAACTGAGGTTGCTGCGGCTGCTGCTCTGGAACTTCGGGAGCAGGGTCCTCAATCTTGCGTAAGTCCTCACCCTCAGCGGCAGGCTGCTGAGCCTCATCTCCAGCCTGTGGCTCTTCCTCTGCAGGCGAACCAGCATCCGCATCCTCGTCAGGCTGCTGCTTGTCCGCAATGACATCAAATATGCTTGGATTCTCCTTGCGACTAGGCTGCTGCGGCCTAACAGGTTCCTCGGCTTGGGGTGGCTGCTCTGGCCCCTTCGGTGGGTCTTGCAACCCAAGCTCAGTGGGCCCGACAGGCGGCTGTGGCTTGTTGGGTGGCTGCGGCTTAGGCGGAGCAGTTGGCTCCTGGACGCCTAACTTAGCCTCCCACTCTTTCCTGCGTTCGCGCCCCGTGCGGAGCGGGGCGATGTAATCATGCTCGGGATCGTATTCAGCATCCCCGATTGTGTGGCTAACAACGGTGTGGAAGATGTCCTTCATCACCGGGCTGTCCGCCATCACAGAGCCTTCAGACGCGCCCGCCTTGTCCAGCAGTGGTGACACCTTGTAAATGAACGCCCGATGCACATCGTCTAGCTTTGGCCTGTCAGCCTCGGCGATCTGGCTGTAGATACTACGCAACGTCCTCATCCGCTTCGCATGTGTTCCGCGCGGATCGCCACTACGTATCTCGTCCAACGTTGTATTTTGGGCCTTGCCCATGAGGCGTGTGTAGATGTCACCCAATACTTGAGTGTACCGGTTCACGGGATTCTTACCAGGCTGGTGGAAGACCTTCTCACTTGCAGCTATATCCGTGGGATTAGCCCATCGAGCCTTGTAGGTCTTCGAGGCGTCTTCCGTTGGCCTGAATAGCCGTTCGTAAGCGGCGATTACACGCCGGTCACGCTCGCTTCCCCTTCCACCACCTGCAGCAGTAGATGGCTCGCTAGGTGGGACACTACCACCACCACCATTACCACCTTTGTGGGATGGCGGATCAGCTACATCCACTGATGGTGGATCGGTAGGTCCACGGCCACCGCCAGCACCGCCTGCTGGTGCAGCCTCGGGCTCTGGGGCATCCTTCGTCTCTCGTGTTGCGTCACGTCGTGGTCGCTCGTAGCCAGCAGGTGCGTCCTTAGGATGTTTGAATCTGACACGCGGCTGAGGTTGACCTTCCTCAGCAGCAGCATCCTGGGCAGGCTTCTCTGATTTCGCAGCAGGCTTCTCAGGCTCCTTAGACGGTTGTACATCAATCACACGCGGCTTGATACGCCCACCCGAAGCTAATGGGTTGGCTATAGACGTAGACTCCGCACTCTCCTCGGGCTCCTCCATGTCATCTATGAGGGTCCGCCCGCCTGGTGTGTCGTATAGCTTCTTAGGCTTCTTTGGGTTCTCATGCTGCTGAACTTCGGTTGGCAGCCCACTGAAGAACTTTTCGCGATGCTCTTCCCAAGCGGCACGATCCTCATCGGAGTGCCCACCACCGCGCCCACCCTTACGTGGTAGCGGATTTATACGAGGTTCGTGGATACCCATATCACGGAGTTCTTCGGCCAGCGAACGGACATCGTTACCGGACGAGACTGCCCTGTAGAGTTGGTCCGCAATCTGGCGACCCCACCGAGGATGTGTTGACCCAATCCCATGCACTACCTTGAGTGCGGAATCGTAAGCCATACGAATATCGGGGAGACCGCCTGCGCCGCATTTGATAGCCTCGCGGAGCGCCTCGATATGCTTCTCAGCCTCTCGAATCTTCTGGTCTATCGCCTTAGGTCTACGGGCTTGCTCTAGCGGGCCCCACTGGGTGACGAGGCTATCATATCCAAGGAGGGACAATCCTGGCAGGTTCATGGCAGTGTCACCTCCGGGAAGACCTCACGCAACGCACATTCTACATCGAATGACGCTACGATACGTTCCCTGTTGTACTTCCTGCACCACTCGTCCCACTCGTTCTCGAATGTGGGGTTCGTGATGTGCGCGTTGAGTTTGATCTCCGTACCTAGATACGCCCAATCCAACTCCAACGCGTTCTTCAACGCCTTAGCCCGTGTCTTCACGACTATGTACGGGTTCTTGCCTAACGGGGCCTCGTCAGCGTCCAGGATCGGGTCCCTGAGCGCCACGTAGTAGATGCGATACACCAACGTGATAAGCTGCGCCTTCGGGCCGTCTAGCTCCGTATCGTCGCGTTCCGGGTCAATGTGGACACTTGGTAGGTAGTCCGCGCCCCGTTGCAGGAACGCCTCATACGGACCAATGCTCCACGAGTTGACATTGGATACGTCGATGTAAGAGCCGTCATCGCCCATAACGGTGATGGTGCCGACAGGGGATGCTGTAGCCGGATAGGCAAGGCCCATCGTCCGCAGCATCCCCTTGACAATCTCGTTATACGGCAGCGTCCACATATCGCTCCTACAAGGCCGGCGTCCGAGCAGCCGGGATGTCACTCACAACGGCCAGGATCACACTGTTCGTGTTAGCGGTCGCAGCCCACGCAGTGGTCAAGAAGGTCAGGATACCTGTATCACTGGCTGCGAGTTTCAGATAGCTCGTGCTAGCCGGCCACAGATCACCAGCCGCAACGGAGCTCATATTCCACGCGGTCTGCGCCTTAGTAGCCGCGTTCCCATCTTGATTGGTGTAACTGATCGTGATGGTGTTCGAGTTCCCGCCCGTCCCGATAGCTAGCACCTCGAACTTGAGGTGATCGCCTGGCAGGTCGAAGTGGGTCGTGTTAGGCGTGATCGTGTCGATGACCTCGACCGTCCCACCAGCCGCGTTCGTGATGCGAACCAACGCCAGTGGCGGCTGCTTCACAAGGCCCGAGAGCCGGCCGGACGAGTTGTAGACCTCGGTCGGAACGCCACGGAACCAAGTCGCGACCGGTGGTGTGACAACGGTGTCCTTGGTCCGCTTCATCTGGATGTAGTAACGGGGCACCAAGTCGGTCGCGGCGTAGTAGTTACCGCCTGTATCAACGTTAGTCATCGCCCAGTCAGACGGTGGGGTGAAGGTAATGATCTCACTCGCACGCATGCCGGTCGTCCCATCCACAACGGTGAGCGTGTTGTAGGTCGTCCCGCCCGCCGAATAGGTGAACTCCACATCGCAGTCGGCACTCGCTTTCGTTCCAAGCTGGACCGCAATCGCACTAACGGGCCGATTGAACCCAAGCACAACACAGGCATTATCGGAAGCGAAGATGGCTACGTCCGAAGCCCCAACGTCCGCAGCATCGGTCGTATCGTCCGTCCACGAGCCCGCAGTCCCAACATAGCAAGCGTTCGGTGGGATAGTGCCGTGGACGGGTGTAAAGACGCCTGGCGTCAAGCCGGAGCTATTCTGGAGTGCGTTCGCGCTAACCGCATACGCGACCTCCGCGAAGTAGGGGTGCAGTGACGCCCCCACAGCAGCCAGGTAGGCCGCAACGTTGGCGTACTCACCCCCGTTCTCACTTTCGATGTAGCTCTTGAGGTCTTGATAGAACGCCTTACGAGCAGTGTCCGCGATCATCGCCTTGACCATTGGGTTCTGGTCAATCACTACACTGGTAGCGCGCTGATACCCGTGTCGATGCCAGTTCTCCGGCATCATGGCCTGGTCCACGCGATTGGCTGCGCTACCAAGTGCAATCTCCGCATCCGGGTCGCCGAGAGCGTCAATCAAGTTGAACAGACTCTCACCCGACCAGGAGGCTTGCATGGTATCAAGCGCATTTAGCTGTACCTGGATTTCAGCTGCGATCTTGTCGGTAACCGACTCAATCGTCGTCTTGCTTAGCAGACCCATGATTTACCTCCTCCTTCAGTGGGCTCACACGACCCGTATGACTGGCCGTAACGCCGCGTTCAACGTTAGCGACCACTTTTGCCAACGACCATCAGCCGCTGGTACTTCAACCAGGACAACATCACCTGGCTCAATCGAAATAGTGCGGGGGGCCCCGCCGGGGTCTAACCCCCCGCTAGTAGCCTTCGCTGGGGCCTGGGGGGGAGCCACCTCGAAGGCATCCTCGTCGATCTCGAACTCAAACGCCTCGGCGGGATCGACTTCTTCGGTCTTGTCGGTCTTCTTACGTGGCATAACGGCCAACCTCCTACATCTCGTCGTTCGCAGGTGGACTCCTGAAGATCAAGTCTCCAACCGTATGAGTCATCTGCGTAGAACAGTGTGCGTCACTCACATAGAAGATTTCGCCGGTCGCTATGCACACCAGTTTGTCATGCCGCTTGATGCGATAGTCGATGTTCGCCAACTTCGTGATCGTCGATACCTCGTCTATCTCAATGCCCATGTTCTCATCCACCGGCTCCAAGTTCTCATCCAGTATGTAGTCCAACTTCGTGCTTATCTGGTGGGTTGTCTCCCCATACCGGATTGGGTGGACAAGCTCATCGTCGTGTATGACGGGCGAGACAATGGCCGGGATCGTTGGATATAGGAAGTGGCGCACCCAACTCATCCTAGTAGTCTCACCGTAGTCCAGGCCCCGATACGCGGAGTACCACTCGTAGGTCGTGAGTGAGGTATCGACGATCTGGTCATACATGACCTTAGCTTGTGCAAAGAGGGCAAGATTCACTGCTTGTCCTCCTTGCCTTTAGCCTGCTTCTTACGAACAGCCATCATCAGGAGAGAAAACCCGGTCGATGGGACACCGGCTGCAGTCCCCATGCTAGCCTCACCCTGCTGCCCCTTGTTCCGTAGTCTGGACTCCTGTAGCACATTGTTGAGTTGGTTTGCTAGCATGGCGAGCCGTTCGGAGATCGTCTCTGCCGACTGCCCTAGCCGTTCAGAATGGACACGACCAGCGCCCCGGCTACCCATAGCGATATGAGTGCGGAGCGATCCAACACGTGCCCGGTCAGAGAAGCTCCCACGTCGTATACCCTTAGCCGTTGTGGACTTGAAGTAGTTGGATGACGCCTGCGCGTCCTTACGTGCCTTAGCACGTTGGGCAGCCATCGCCTTCGCCTTGTTCTGCTTCTTGATGGTCTCGATGTGCATACCCGTAATCGAGATCATCTTCGCGCCCGCTTTGCCCTTCATGGCCTGATACGAACGCTTAGACCCCTTCGTTGGGTATCTCGCCATCCGAGCCCCATGCTCAGCCCGGAACTGGCCGGAACGACCGCTATAGCCGCTAGGCCCTACTTGTCGGTAAGCCTGGTCCAAGACTGACTGTAACGCATCCCGATTAGCCTCGAAGCCGCTAACGACACGCTGGGCGGATGTATCGCCAGACGCGGCCTTACGACCGTAGTGCGCCATTGTCTTACGACGCAGGTCTTCCTTACCAGCCGCGCCCCATCTCATGTTCGCGTTGACCTCATCCTCCTTGGACGTGCCCAAGATACGGTGGATGAGGTCTTCCGCTGCAACCCTGTATCGTTGTGCCTCTGCGATCATCTCTGGCGGTGGCTGTCCTGTCTGGGATGCGATGGCTCGAATCTGGTAGCCGAGTTTCGCAGCTTTCATGCGAAGCTCGCCCGCCTTCTCGACCATCTGCGGGTCAGCCTCACGAGTGGGATCGAACTTACGGCCAATGGCCTCCGCCTTGCGTTTCAAGAGACGCGCACCGTATGCGGCGGCGGCCTTGTCCTGGAGATCATCGACCCGAGCCATTGCGCCCTGCACCTCGCGTGGATCAGCTTGACCCGACGCACGTTGCTTAGCGATATCAGACATGATGCCCTCAGCAACGTACATCTGCCGACGCCCGCGAGCCTTGTTGAACTTGATGTCTCGCTTACGGGGGTTAGCTTCTAGTAGCTGGGCCACGGTTGGCATGTCTAACTACCCCTTCTTCTTGAGCCAGGGCAGATTCAGCTTGCCCTTGTCCTCATCGTCCTCTTCCTCGGTATCCTCATCCTCTTCCTCTGGCTCCTCTTCGTCCCTAGCCTTCTTAGCCTTGTCCTTGGCCTTCTCAAGCATCAGACGGAACGCAGACTTTGAGGCTACCGACTGGTTGTGCCGCTTACGGGGCTTACTCATCGTGGGCAGTTCGCCACCGCAAGCCTGATACATACGGGCTGTAGTGCGTGTGAGAGCGGACAGCTTACCCATCTGGATTACCTCCTAGCCACTTCTGGATACGACGGCGAAGTTAGCTGTTCGGGATAGAAGCAGCTTCTCCACCTCGTCCGCGCGACTGCGATAGAACTCGACACCCTGACCTAAGTCGATGCTCATGCCAGTGTCCGTAAAGCTCTGAGCCAGGCCGGACTGACCAGCCATCGCATTGTAAGTCTCGATCAGGACGCACAGGTGGAAGACATCCAAGTCCGTCTTCTTGATCTTCGTGCTGGGCCGACTCAGTCTGACGAAGGTGTATAGCGTCTGGCTAGCGGTTGGGGGCGGCATCAAACGCAGGTAGTAGTTACCATCAACGCGTTCCTGCAAGTCCCAAACGCCCTCGAACATCTGGAGCAGGTGTTTCAAGTCTGCCATCCAGATGTACCCAATCGTTGGCTGATCGAACACGTAGAACTCACCAACATTCAACCCCCACCATACGGGCATCTGGGACTGGAACGTTGGACGCGATGTGAATCCGCTCGGCGAGTAGTAGAGTTCACTGACGCCCAAGATGTCGTAGGAGACTGCATCCTGAGTTACTGTAGCCGCCAGTTCATACTCGCCAACTCCTGGTGTAGTAGCGATAGTGGTTGCCGCTAGCAGGGGCCGTATCTTAGAGTACCGGACAAGGCCAGCCATGATATGCCAGTCTAGCTGCGCGTCCGTAACCATAGCCACAGACGGAACACCCATAGCCCGCAGATACGACTTCAAATCTGTTACGCTGACGTATCCGATAGACATAGGTGATTACACCCTATCCAGAAACAGCAGCAAGCAGTGCGTTGGTCCTAGTGCCCCAGGTATTACCCAGGAGCATCTTACGTCGGTTCTTTGTCTTGATTGCGGACGCACGGAGTTCCGCTGTCTTCTCCGCACCCTGCACAACTGCGCTAATGAAGCCGTTAGCGGTCGCCGGCACTACCACTGCAGGTGTGAAGCCCTTGATGTCCTCACAACCAGACGCAACCACGTTCAGGCCACAGGCTAGATACTCATACATCTTGATTGGGTTGACACCCTCTACTAGCTTAGTCTGAGCGAACGGGATGATGCCAACGTCCGCATTGACTCCGTATCGCCATAGCTGGTCCGTGTCGATCCAACCAAGCCAATGGATGTTGGGCGCGTTCGATACGACAGACGGAATCTGTGGCTTCGCGCCTATGATGTTGAACGTTGCAGATGGTATCCCATCGGCAACCTCACGCAGCAACGACCAGTCGATCCAAGAACCGAACAGACTGCCCCACATCACTACAGTCGGATTCCCGATCTGCATATCGGCTGGTGCATCGGTCGTCTTCCCAATCGGGAACAGCACCGGATCGAATGCGTTGGGGATCAGCTTCGCCTTCTTGTTGGCTGGCAATACACTGTCGAACTTCTTCTTGAGCCGCTTGCTAGTCACGACCACGACATCGCTATGCTCCAAGATGATTAGCTCGGAGTCTAGGAAGTTGTAACGACCCTGCTTGACGACCTCAACCCCGCGTGGGAGCGCAACATCGTCAAACTCGACCCAATCATCTACGACGTAGTAGACCGAAGTCCAACCCAACCGCTTCCGCGCCTCCTTAGCTACTAGCCCGTAAGCTGGTAGGGGCGCAGTCGCAATCGTCATGCCGCCCGGCCCTAACACGCTAGCCTCAGTCACCAATCTCGTGACTTCCTCTAAGGCTACGTCCTGCACCTTGCCAGAGTGGAAGTTAGCCTCTAGCTTTGGCATTGTCCCACGAACACCTTGCGGAGCCGTGTATTCTGGGTGGCGCATCCCGCGTGGGGGTGGCAGGTGGGAGTAAAGAACCTTGTGGCCCATCTTTCCCAACTGCTTACTAACCTCAAGTGGTGTCTGGCCTGAGAACGAGCCGCCTGGAATAGCGGGCGTCATCATCAAGACAGGCATCGGGCCGTCCGACTTCTGCTCGGGCTTGAAGAGCACCTTCGACTCAATGATTGGGACTGGGAAGTCAGCCGTTGACTCCCCCGGCGCGTCAGCAGCAGGAACCTTCGTCTCTAGAACGGGCAAGTCTGGCACGTTGTAGTCCGGGTTTCGAGATTCCTTGAGACTCTTGGCCGTCTCGTACGGTAGAACCCCCCAGCCCTTCTTTGGGCTTGTAAATGCTGGCAGGATGAAGCGACCCCAGTCCTTCGGGTGCTTGGTCAAGTTCTGGACCGGCACCTCCTGCAGAAGTTGTGGATCAAGCTGTCGTCTACGGGGCACGGCGGGTGTCCCCCCTATTCGGAGTCAGGGAGGGTCCTACGTGTTAGTAAGACCCTCCCTGTAGGTGGTGCAACGTTCTACTTACCAGTCAACGCCGGTAACACCGGTTTTGATGTCCACACGAGCGAACATCTGCGGGATGACGACCTTCAGAGCGGACTGCTCCATGACACCCACGCGCTTGGTGAAATCGTTCGGCTCCGCGAACAGAGGAACGATGCGGTAGGTGAATGGGGCGTAGACAATGCCGCAGTCACTGAAGGTGTCGCCACGGGCGACGAGGAGGAGCTTGTCCTTGAACTTGCCAACCGCGCTGCCTGGGTAGTCGCGTCCCCACCAAGCGCACTTGATGACGGTGTAGAAGTTCTGGGGCGAGCCAACGACCTGGATACCGTGGGCGAACTCCCAGGTGTCGCGGGTCTGCTGGAACGCGCCAGAGGCCATCGTCCGCATCAGACGGTCGGTGCTGTCGGCATCACCAATGACGAAGGACGCCTCACGATACCTGGACTGGAAAATCTTGCTGCTGGCCCGCTGCACGTAGCCGTGAAGCTGAGCCTTCCAGTCACCTGGCTCCCAACCAGAGGGAGTGCCAGTACCGTAGGTGACGGTCTGGGCGTCGGACGCATCGAGCATCAACTCAAGAGCGTTGAAGTTGACCTCACGAGCGATGTGGTCGGCCATGCGAGTGATGTACTCACCAAGCGGATCGCGGTTGTGGTAAGCGATCAGCTTGTCCTCCATCTCCTGAGACCAGAACGCGGTCATCTTGCGAGGGCTGACAGAGAGCAGTTCCTCGACAAGCTCGAAGCCCAGACGGCTGGCCTGAACGCCCTCACCAGGATCACTGGCGATGTTCAGGTCATAGCAGCCCATCTGGTAGAGAGTCGCGGCAGTCCCGCTCACACCGCCCGAGCCATCGTACTTGTAGCCTAGGTCATTCCAATAGAAGAACCGAGTGTCCGGTCGGTCGATTGGATAGACCGCGCCCACACGCGCAAGCAGAAGCTGCGGGTAGACACGCGAGATGAGTGGGAAGATGAACGGCTGACCTGCCACAACACCGCTAGCAGCGGTGCTGCCAGACGGCATGGACTGGTCAAGACGACGGAACCCACGATCCCCAGCCTGCAGGAGATTCAGGTAGTGGGTCGCATCGCCCTGGTTCTGCTGCACCATATTACGAAGCAGCATCCGAAGCCCAGCCTGCGGTGTCGCAGTCTGGAGGTAGGGGACCCCATCCTTGTTGTCGTAGATGAAGTCTGGGTCCTTGCTGACATCCCTAGCAATTGGGGCACCAGCCGTGCGGTCCTGGTTCAGAACCTTGCCCAACTCGCACTGGTCAAGGGCAGCCTGGGTGAGATAGTCTGGAATCTCCCAGATCGTCTCAGGCAGGCGGCCATCGGGGCTGACTGGGGCGTCACTCGGGTTGCCGGTGTTGAAGCCGACGCCCTTAGCAGCGTGTTGCCACTTACCGCCAGTGAGGGTGCCCACGAACTTACCGATGTCCTGCGTCTTCTCCTCGAACTCCGAGCGAGTCGCCACGTTCTGCAGCAACGACCTCGCGGCCTGCTGAGTCGCGGGATCAGGCAGGTTGCCGATGAAGGCCCGAACGTCGTCCTGGACGAGCCGCCGCTCCATCTCAGCGTTCAGACTGGTCATCTGCTCGAACGCGGGACCGACAGCCTGATCCAGCATACCGATCACCTCGTCCCGTACATCAGTGATCCGAACAGTGTTCGGGTCCGCGTTCTGGCGGGCGTAGCTATCGGGATTGTCGCCCGACTCGATCTGCTGCGGCCCCTTCTCAGTGCGGATAAGCTCGTACGTCTCCCGACCATCGTCGATGACGACCTTGTTCCCACTCTTCTTCACACTGGCAACCTTAGCCAGGAAGGTGGGCAGCCACTCATCGAGACCTGGATGCGGGTAGGGCTCCTTGATCCCGTTGGCGGTCGAACCGTCCGCCTCGGGCGTACGCGGCTTGTCGGCGAGCTTCGGACCGTCCGGATCAGCCTGATCGAGATCAAGCCGGTCTAGCACCTCAGACAATCCCTGCACTAGCGCGGACTCGATGGCGTCGTATTCCGACTCATCCGAATCCTGGTCCAACGTCGCGATGTACTCACCAAGCCGCTCAAGGTCGCCCTCCTGGAAGATGGGCGCACCGAACTGGGACTTGTAATCCCTATCGGCCTGCTCCAGCATCCCGAGGGCCTCCTCGAACTCCTGGCGGCGATTAGCTGCGGCCATAGTTGGCAGCCTCCTAACAGATAGCCCCCGGAGGGAGCCTATTACACGGGTCAGTAAGCCCGTGGTCCAGAACCGAAACTACGGTTTGCGTTGGGAGCGCCGTCTGGCCGCAGCATCGGATTTCTGACTTGTGGTTGAATCGACACCGGTCCCCTGCTCATCGCATTGGGCGGTGTCCGCATCCCTACATTGGGAAACTTAGGTTTCTGCAATCCCCACGGCTGCTTACCCTGTGGAGAGATCATGCTTAGCCCGCCACCACGACGGCCACCGAACCCACCACCTCCACCGAACCCACCACCGCTTCTAAACCCACCGCCCCCACCGAATCCACCGCCAGGTGAATAACCGCTGGATGGTCCACCAGACATTCCGTAGTATTGGAGCATGAGTTGACCGAGTGGACCTAAGTCTGCACTTGCAGCCATTGGGAGCATCTGTCGGGAGGTGTTAGCTTTAGGGTTCCTGCGTCTGCGTTTCTTAGCTTCGAACCGTTCGCGCAGCAAGTCCGCAGCACTCTTACCAAAACGGTCGGCCCAACCGCCTGTCTTACGCCGATCATCAGACCACCTGCGATTTGACTGACCAGGCTTGACATACTTCATGACGGTGGTCTCCTTGATCGCCCCAGTTGGTGAGTGCTTGATCGCCTTTCGCACGGAGTTCATGTCGTACTTCGAACTCTCATGCTTGTAGAGGTCAGGATGTATGCCAGTCTCTAACGCAATCTTGGGATCATGGGCTGCCGCCCGTATCGCCCGATCTTGCTTTGGTGTTAGCGGAACTGGCATTCCGTTACGCCTTCCGTCTCAGCGTTGGCATAACCCGTAGTTGCACCTTACGAGCCGAGTCGATATGCCGAACCACATCGTCGTGGGTTGCACTCTGGGTCAATCGGCCACGGCTGAATCCGGCACCTGGGGACGCGCCCCCGATGACCGCATCGAACGCCTTGCAGATGAAGTTCTGCACGATCTGGGCGCTCTTGCCACGCCATATACCGGCCTGAGTGCTACCGAACCCACGGCTGCTCACGTCTACAGGAACACCGCTCTGAAGGATGGTGTGTAGGTCGCGGCCAGCGGACGTGTTGTAGATATAGCCACGCGCAACTAGCTCGTGCCCACCGTCTTGCCGCTTCATGGGTGCCCAGTCAACGCTAGAGAACAGGAGTGAAGTCTCACCCAACACTTCACCAGGGTTAGATGGGTGATCGTTCCGACCTAGCAGCATCTTGCCCTGCGCCATCGCCTGTAGCTGCGGCAGACACTGCTCCCAGATGTTCTTGGGGTAGACCTCGTTCTTCTGGCTTAGAACGTCCGCCACCGTCACGGGCATCTCGAAGCTAGCGACCGCCCACTTAGGCAGCCGGTTACCATCGAGCCCCTGCTCAAGAACCTGGGCCTCAGTCTCAAACCCACTCCAAACCTGCACCATATACTGCTCACCCTGCACCATGTAACTCCACTGTGCAGGGTTCGAGTCCGCACTCTGGCTGCCGCTGTAGGGCACACCGAGCGAAACCTCTGGGTTGGGGCTGGTTGCAGGTGCAGGTGGGTGATCGGGTGTGATGGTCGCCATGTTGGGTGTGCTGGCGTGTACCATCTCATGGACTATCGTGTTGACCGCTGGGTTACGTTCCCCAACTATGTCCGTGTGCGGGTTGAGGCCATACTTGTTCAGCACGTCCTCAATCGTATGGCCTTCCTGATACTCTGCCTTCTGGGGAATGAAACCGTGGTTCTTCAACGTCTCGAAGAACGCACGAGCCGGAACACCAGCACTATGGCTACCCGCTGTGTAAACCCCAGGGTCATCTCGACTACCGGACAATGCCATAACCGGCACCTCCTAGTTGGAGAACGAAAGCCTCCAACTAAGAATGGTGCCGGTCGGCGTATACGTGGGCAATAGAAAAGACCTGTGCTACTTGTATACGAAGAGTTACCTACGGAGTAACTGCTCCTCCAGGTCCTCATCCTCGTCTAGTGGTTCGTCACCCTCATCGGGCGATTCCTCGTCTCCACCTTGTGGTTCTTGTGGTTCGCCCTGTTGACCAGGAGGACCATAGCCGGCTGCTTCGGCGGCGTCTGGGTTGTTGTAGGCCATAGCCTTCTGGGTCTCGTCCTCCATAGCCTTCTGGCGGTGTTCTTCCTGGCCGCGTGTGATCTCGGCCACAATGGAGTCTTGGTCGCGGTCCTGGAACTCTAGGACGTGTCGGACGAGGAAGTCTACAGTGAGGCCGCCCTCGAAGACTTGCTGTAGCTGGAGTGCAGCCTGGCCGAGTTTGACCATGATGTCGGCACGGGTGAGTTTATCCATTGTGGAGATGGGCGACCACACGATGTCGTAATCGTCATCGGTCGCTAGTACACCGTTGAGGTGCAACTCCATGTTGAAGAGCTTCTTGAGGCCGGCGGTCAGGGCTCTCTGTAGGGTCCTAACAACACGAGCGAACTGGACATCCTCACTGTCGGAGCTAGCGTTCTGGGGTGAGGACCCAGCCTTCTCTTCGATCCCCAGGTAACGACGGGGCACTCGTGACCGAGTGATGATCTTGTCCCGTATATGCAGGATGTCAGTGATGTCGGTGATGTGGGTTGCACTGCCCTCAAGAACCTGGATGTCCGTCTCGATGGGGGCAGCACCTGGCTGCAGATAGAAGAACTTGCTTACGTAGTAGTCGGTTGTTACGTCCGTTGGGTTGAACGCGGAATCTACCTTTCCAGCGGTCGATTGGGCTTGCCGTTTTCTAGTGATGCTGTCTTGGTAGTTCCTAATCTGGGCTTGCACCATCTCTGGATCGCCAGCCGCCTGGACAGCGACCGGTACCTTGTGGACTAGTTTTGGGTATGCCCGTGTGATACGCGCTAGGATGAGCCCCTCCTCAAGATACTGAAGCTTCTTCCAGTCGCGCCTCACATTCATGAACAGGCCAGACCCTTTGCCCCGAGCGCACTTCCCAACCTTGAACTGAACGATCTGCCACTCTTGGAACTCGATAGCTTGCTCTTTGCCTTGGAAACGACCCTTCTGGGTATAGCCCTCGATCCGGTTCCCCTTCTCATCAAACTTAGGCCACAACTGCCAAGATGGACGGTGATCGAATCGGGTGATACAGCCAGACAACGGCTCGTCAAACGTCCCACCGCCACCCTCCTGTTGGTAGGGTGACATGATGTTATCGTCGATGATGACTTCACGGAACTCGTTCCCGAACTGGATTGTGGCGCGTCCTATCTGCCACAACTCCTGCTCGTGCAAATCGAGTCGCTTGCACAGATCGTTGATGATGCGGGGTATAGCCTCTAGGTCGATGTCCGTCTCGTCCCGTGGCTTCCTGACCTGGATAGTAAACGGCTGTTGAAGATACTTGACGCCCCCACGCTCAACCCCGAGGGCAGCGTCCGCGATGGTATCCAAAGCAGTCGAAACGTAACCATCGTTCTCATCCATATGCGCCAAGTCACGCCAAGTAGCGTACTCAGTCTGCTCAACGGAGAACGCAGTGTTGATCATCGTGATCATGTCTGCGTTGAGAACGCCAACGGACGAGGTATCAGGGTATATCTGGTTCTCTGGAACCTCGCCTAGAGTAGCAGACCAATCTTCATACCACTCCCGAGACTTGGGCGCGGTCCGCGACCAGGGCTGATCCTTGGTGCCTGGCGAGCCGAACAGAGACGGGTCCGCCATGATGGCCTGCATGTCGCCAAACCCAAGCCTGGTATCCATGTCACTGGCCTGGGTTAGATAGTTCATAGGGTTGAGTCTGGACATGGCGAACAGTCCCTTCGGTTAGTGTGCAGTTTACCAGGAGCGGGCCGCTGCCGTCACGACCGTCCCAATAGAACCCATGTCCCCCACAGCCCACGAAGTAAACCATGCGGCCATAACCGTATCAGTATACGTGGACCCAGTTTCCGATGCGGTATACTCCAGCATCTCCCGTAGCCAGACAGCGACCGGATCAGTGGCTACAAGCGGTAACGGCCAAGATAGCAAGCACGTTGGGTTCTCCGGCTCAAACCCCCTAGCGAGTAGCTGACCAACAGGGATAACCCACTCACCTCGCGCCATCTGGGCTGCTAGCTGGCGTATTCCAAGCTCCTCGGACGGCTTGTTCACACGCGTGGTATGGAACGCTACAACACTAGCACCATACCGCATCAACTCGCGAACCTCGTCCTGCTTGCCTTCCCTAATCGCCCGTTCACTAGCGTTCTGGGCCCGATCCACAATCGACTTCTGAAACCCATTGGACTCAACCACAATAGCCCGATGCCGATGCTGACGCCAGTGCATGTAGAGTATCTCGTCGATCTCGTGGCTACGCCACTTGCCGCGAATGATGTCTACAAGCAACTTCTTGCTCTCTTCGGTAACCCCTACAGTTGTAATGACGTTGTAGGCTGCCTTATCGGATAGTGAGGACGCCACATCGACGCCGGCATACTTAGGTAGCGATTGGGTCATCTCTCGGTGCTCAGGGCTACCGTAGACGATGTTGGGGTCAAGTGATGGGATGAGCACTTCGTTCGGGAAGATGAGTTCCTCGTCCGAAAGCGGTTTCATCATGAACTGGCGGGCGAACATCCGATCATTGCGGAGTGACTTGCGTCTGGCCTCAAGGTTCTTCTCATTCCACCGCTCAGGCCAGAGGAAGTACTTCTTACCACCCCGAACTTGGTAGACTGGGTAGTAGAGCTTATGCCACGCGGGGTTGTTCATTAGCTGCATTGACAGGTCGTGTATATGCCACGGGGTGAAGCAGTAGACTACACGCCCACCGTCGGACTCTAGCAGGTTGATGAACGTCTCTTCGAACGTATCAATGACACGGGCCATTCGGGCTGGCTGGCCTACAATGCTTGGCCCCATCACATCGTCACAGTGGATGTAGTCGGCTCGACCTCCAGTTGCAGCCGATGTAACAGATACAACTTCGACCGAATACTCCTTCTCGCCGTGTGCTGCGCCCGCAACCCGAAACTTACCACCCGTCCAAGGCTTACCGGGCCTCAAGTCTGGGAACACACGCTGGACAAGCGGATCGCCTTCGATGATAGACCGTATCTTGCCAGCGACCTTCTCACCCAACTCGTCTGTCTCAGTGACGATCTTGAGACGGAGTGTGGGGTCGATCCCTAACTCCCAGATGTCACGCCATGATGCTTGTTCGGTCTTACCATGTGCGCGTGGCAGTCCTATGAGCCCAAGCCACTGCTCTTGCACATCCTCGGATCGGGGGATGAAGCGTTGCATCTTGCGATGGATCTTGCCTTGTAGGAACCGATTGCCGTGCCGGTCACGCGCAACATACTCAATGAACGCGTCGGGGTCCATACGAGCCGCCTTGATTTGGGCGTCCTCCCACGCACGTTGCACCAGTTCACGGGCACCATCATGCCCAAACTGGGCAACGAGCACATTAGAGATTCTGTCCTTGCAGGGCGCACTACTCGTCATCTGGGCACTCTTCCATAACGCGGCGGTGGACGGCGCGTAACGCTGAGCAGAGGCGTGAGACCGTGTTCCAGTTCGGCGGCGATCCACGACCTGAGCTTACGTAGCGATCCAAGTTGTAGATTGTCTGTGGGTGAACACCCGCCATCTCAGCTAGTTCATCCCGTGTCATACCGAATACCTCACGCATGACGCTAACGGTTGATAAGACGTTCTCTATGTGGAGTGCGTCTATGCCATGTTTGGCCCTACTCATTGCGGACACCCCCGCGCAGTATCGTATCGACTAGCGTGTCGTAACGGTGGATAGCGGACGCGCTACAAAGGCTACTGGACAGGCGGTATTCCTCTAGGGCCACATCACGCGAGAAGTTACCATCGTGCCTCTCTTCGGCGGCTACGCAAGCAGCGGCTAGCTCATAGACTGGGTTCCGCAACTCGGCAACCAGATCGGAGACGGTTTCTTCGACGATGGAGGTTACGCCCTCGCGCTCGCCAATGAAGCCTTTGATACTTCCGAAGTCTACGGCTACTCGCGTCCGCACGTAGACAACATGCCACGTAACAGGCCACGCCTCGATAGTAGCATCCCAATCCGGGTCCTCCTCCGCAAATGGACAGACTGTAAGCCCGTTGATGCGATGGTAGGTAACGCACCCATGCCCCCGATAGGGCGCTTCGTGGTATTCAAGGCTAGGAGGGTGCATTAGCGATCTCACGCCCCTCTACAAGCCGGTCAATCGCCGCGTCCAGATTGTCCTCGACATGGACATGGTGCCGCTGCCTCAATACAGAGAGCCAGATCATCCGTGAGTTGTAGTCGCAATGCAGAGGGTCATACCAGTCCGACACATCCAAACTAGGCGGGGCTGTTAGACCTGGGCCACGGTAGATGGCGTCTGAGAACGCGACCACTGGCAGTCCATACATGAAGGTCTCAAGACCCACATTACTGTTGATGGTGAGGGTGCAGTTGGCGTGTTTCAGGACCGAGTGGATGCTTAGGCCATTAGGCACCACTGTTAGGCCAGGTGGGGACGACTCATCAATCAGAGGATGTGGCTTGTAGACCGCGCCCGCTGTGCGTGACGCCTCGATCATCAAATCCAGATCACCCTGCTCGACTTGGAACATGCGGGCCGCGTCATAGTATAGCTGGCCGAATGTAACAACCCGATACGGGTTAGACGGCTGCAACTCTTCAGGTATACAGAACTCATCGTCTGTTACACGTTCCCTGTGATACGGCTTTGTCTGCTTGTTGGTAAGCCACCATTGGCGATACTCCTCCATAGCCGGTATGTCAGCTATTGGATCGCCGAACCCAATCGGGAAGTAGCGGAGTAGTGGGTTCTCATGGTTCTTGTTGTACTCGTAGTAGGTCGCATCCAACGTGACGATCCACGAGGTTCTGGGCTTCTGCTCAGGCAGTAGTGGGCTCTCAACGCATAGGATGGTTCCTATGCCAGCCGTCTTAGCCGCGTAGATAGCACACCGAGACACTACGCTGACACTACCCCAAACAACCAGGATGACCTGCTCTTTGGGGGTTGTGAGACCATCCATGCGCTGCAGGTAGGCGTTGTAGTGTGTGTTGCAGCAAGCTTCCAGATGATCCAGCGATCCATACGATTCGTGCTTCAGGTCGAAGAAACGCTGGACCACCGAGACGCACTCCTTGGGCACTGGCTCCAACCGTGCGTTGGGGAGCAACTCAAGGTTGTCGTTCCATATCACGGTTGGGTGGCCCGAGTGGTTAGCCATATCGGCAAAGAGCCGCATACCGGGAACTAGTGATTCCACGCAAACGATGATGACCACTAATACTCACCCACTTCGCTTAGGACTCTCACCCATTGGCTCTTCCACCGCTCTTTAGTGAATGACTCCTCGAAGACAGTTCGCCCCATCTTAGAGAGCCTAGTGGACAGGTCCTTATCGGTGATTGCACGTCGGACCGCAGCCTCTATCTCGCCTGCTGAAGGATGTACTAGCAGCCCGTTATGCCCGTCTAGCACGAGGTCTGTAAGCCCACCAACGCGGGTCGCTATGGTTACGCAGCCAGCTGCCATTGACTCGATAGCAGTTAGGGATGTGCCCTCACAGGCCAGTGTTGGGATGACCGAGATGTCGGCATTCCAGTACTCCTGCTCCATGCCGTCCATCTCGTGGATCGCATATGAGCATCGGTCTGGGAACCGCTTGCCGAGTGCGCGGATGTGGTCCTCATAGACCTTGCTACCCTTACCTACGAACCGGAAGACGACATCGGTCATAGATGAGTCGTCCAGGATACTGGTTGCAGCTTGCAGCATGGGGTCAATACCGCGTGGGCCAGACAACCTACGCGCAAAGAGGACGACCGTCTTACCTGGTGTTCGAACGCCCTGGCATACTGGTTTGTTCTTACTAGCACGGTAGACGCCAGCGTCCGCATAGTTCGGGATGTACCGCATCCGGCTCGCTGTGTCTGTCCCGAAGACCGCTCGCACCCAGTTGATGCTGTTCGTGTCCACAGACACCACGAGCTTTGGGTTCATGTGTGCTGAATACATCGAGTTCAACCATGTCTTGTCAGTCCACTTCAAGTCCGCAGTCTTGAAGCTATCCCAGAAGATGCCATGTGTGACGGCGATGGAGTTGGGGTTGGCGTATATGCTCACGTCGATGTTCATGTAGATG